AGACCATGGCGGCAGTATCGCCGTACCCAAGGTCCACACCCGATGTCCATTCCTGTACCATGTCGCCCTCTTAGTAACCGTTGTACTTGCAGCGAGCCAACGTGTTGGGGTTGCTGCCGGGTGGTGGGTAGTCGACTTCGTCCATAAGCTCGAACGGAGCGCTCACGTTTGTCGTCAGGATAAGGATGCCCGTATTGTTCTCGATGGAGAGCATCTGCGTCACGAGCAAACTCACAGTACCGGTACCGGTATCAGTCACCGAAGCGTCGATGAGCATGTTAAGCTCCTCGCCAGGCTTCGGGAAATACAGTTGGCAGCGCGCTCCAGCAACGTACGCCGTCTCGCAAGTCTGACCGATGAGCCAATCGGGGAGAAGCACAGCGATACCGGACAGAGGACGATCACCGCTCGCACCAGGCGCATACGCAGTCCACGTCTTGCGACCCTGAATCTCCGGCGCATTCGTGAACTGCATTACCGTACCAGGATACGGCGTCTGTCCGGCCGCGATGATGCCTTCCTCGAAACGACCGCATGGCGGCGAGGAGCGAACGATCGCTTCGTAGTGACTCGAGTTAGTGATTGTCACGGCTGCTCCTTAGGCAGTTTTCTTGGCATGCGCAGCGTCGCTCGCTGCTACCAGGTCGTCGTAAAGGCTCGGTCGCGGTTGCACGATCGCATCGTTCTCGGCAACGCTATCAGCTTCAAGCGCCGCGTTGAGAGTCGGGTTCACGTTCGCAGGGTCGCCGGCGCCAGGACCATACATCGGCATACGCTGCGGCGTGGCCTGCGGAACGAGGAGCGCCAGGAGCTGCAAGTCCTCGATGCTCTTCTTGTTGAGCAGAGCGACCGCAGCCTCCTTCGCTTTCGGGTCACCAGCGACGTTCGCTGTAAGCCGATCAGTGAGCTCCTTCCGCTCCTTGTCCATGTTGCTAGTGAGGAGTGCTCGGATGCTCGGAGGCGCGAGCTGCAGGAATTGCTTCTCGGTGAGGTGCTGCCCGTTCGCGGAGGCAAGGTCCAGCATCGCGCCTAGGGTGCGCACCGTCGGTTTGGGCAGGAAGGCGTCGTCGCCGGGCATGTTCGGCTCATCGACGAATGGTCCACCACCTTGGGAGCTGTCCACCACCGTACCAGCGTTAGTCGGGTTCGGCGAACCGCCTGCGTTGAGCACAAGCTTCGAGAGCAGCACATCGGGCAGCGCGTTGATCGCTTGCTTCTGCTCGTCGTCGCACCCATTGCAATTCGCGATGAGCTGCTGTACGGCCTGTTTTCGCGTAATCACGGTAGTGTCCTCATTCGCAGTGACAGAGTTGTGCTTTCCTTGAGCATTCAAATGCGCTACTTGCGCAGCTTGATTTGCGTAAGCGGCGCCTTCGTGCGCTTTTTGTGCAGCGCGCTCGTACGCTTCGCCAGGCTTATCGCCAGCTGCAGCTGCTTTTTTGGCAGCATAGCCATGCGCACTAGCAGCAGAGGCATGGCTAAAAGACGCATCCCGATGCCCTAATACAGCTTCAGCACTTCCAGCATTACTGCCTGAACCGCGCTCGGAGTGCTTTTGTGCTTCATTTACAGCTGCTTTACCCTTACCAGACAAGTACTTAGAGCCTTTAGACATCTTTTCTGCTTCAATGCTCTTGCTTCGAGCATCTGCTGAAGCCTTCCTTGCTTCATCAGTCCAAGTATTGTCCACAAGCTCTTCACGATTGCCACTGAGCAAGTTCCACAAGCCTGACCAGAAGCTGTTCTTCTTCGCCTTACCGCAGGCCGCTCCGAGCATGCCGCGTTGAGCTTCAGTGAGAGGCTTACCGTTCGCAGTGCCATCCTTGAGCATCGTGCAAGCTTTATCCGGGTCGATGGAGTCCGAGGGTGCAGCGGCAGCATTCGCCACACCGCTCGCATGCACGCTCGCAGCTCTGCGGTGGAGCGCGGCTGCCTGGTCGTGCGCGGAAGCTAGATCAGGTTTGTCCTCGCGACGAGCATCAGTCGCTGCCTGCTCGTGCATCTCGGCGGCTGCCTCGTGCTCTTTGGCTGCATCCTTGCCGCCAGTAGAGTCCATCGCCGCCATCGCGTGATCGCGCGCCCCCTTGTGCTCAGTCGCGATGGTTGCAGCAGCTGCCTGCTTGGTGCAATACTTCGCGTTTCGGGTCGCTTCGCTGCTCTCGTTCACGTTGATGCCGCAGCCCCGATCGCGAGAGCAAGCACCCTTCTCGCCTGGAAGGATCGCGATGTGATCAGGCCGGAAGTTCTTCACCACGAAATCGTAGGCTACCCCATTGTAAGTTCCTGGTATATGCTCATCGTCAGTGAAGAGCCCGGTGCTAACATCGATCGGCTCGCCGCGCTCAAGCTTACCCTCGACATTAGTCCCGAAGCGTTTGTCTGCTTTCCGGAGCTTAGCCACATCTGCCCACGCCTCGTGCGTGAGCCGACCATCGAAGCGAGAGTTCCGGAAATGCCCGACGTGATGGTGCTCCGCCGCGGGATCGAACGAGGAGGTGTACTCTCCGTTAGCTTTGGGATGGTACAGAGTAAGCCGAGCCATGTCCCATGCTGGTGCGTTGCGTGCGCATTCGTCAGGAGTGTACAGTGCCGGACCCTTGCTCCCAGGGAGCACGCCAGGCACTATGCTGACGACGTTTGCGACGAGATACTCGCGACCGTTTCGAGTCACTCGCTTCGCTGCACCAGTAAAGTTGAGCCGGAGCTGCATGTCATTATGATTATAACAGAAGTCGAGAACAGTTAAAGAGACGTTTGGACGAATGTCGAAATCTTAATACCTACATACCCATTTTACCTAGTAACTGCTATGCGCACCTCAACGAGTACTCACACTCCCCGCCCACGTACCTGCACTCCACGGGTACCAGCTTCCTACGCATGTTATGGATGTGGACGCGAAGCGATCCGAAGCTGTGCTCGTACAGCTGCTCGACGAGTTGTCCTGGCGAACAAGGACCTTGCTGCAAGCGCAGAGCCAGACGACGCTCAGTTGGAGTAAGATGGTCAAGTACCAACAGGCTCTCCAGCTGGAATAAAGGCACATCTGCAGTTCGGGTGGAGGGGAATCATGCCTCGAGCTTCAGTGATGCTGAACGTGCTACCTTCTAGCTCCGCGCACTTCGGACAGACAGCATCGTCATCAGCGGTAGCCCACTCGACCTCTACTCCCACCTCGCCTACGCCCATGTCCTCGAGTCCATTGAGCTGACCCTCAGCATGCGCACGGATGAGCTCGGTACGAGCAATAGTACTCGCCCTGCTGAAGCCGATATCGACTTGAGCAACCATCGCGTTGGCTGCCTCCATGGGTCCCATACCTTGTACAACAGCATCAGTGAGCGTACGCGACATAACAAGAGACATGCTATCCGTCACGCCTTCGAGATCGTCAAATGCTCGCCCTGCTAAAAGCTCGACCTTGCTCCTCGTCTCCGGCTGTGCAAAAGCTTGGCGAAGGAACTGCTCGCGATCGCCAGTCACACCCAGCTTCGCGATTGCGTCGTCGAATGCTCGTCCAGCCCCTTTGCGGAACCCGTCCTCGATGTAGCGCTTCCAGAGTGCTTCCTCACTCTCACCAGTCAACAGCCCTCCGTACTGCTGTTGGAGCCACTTCTGGAAAGCTTCAACCTTCGCGGCGCTAGTCTTAGCTGCCCACTGCTCGTTCGCAAGCAACCCTGGTCGAGCGATCGCGATGCCAAACTGGACGTACTTCGCACCCTCCGCATCCTCGTCGTGCCAGATGCGTTGCCACGTGTCGACATCCACCATTATGCGGCCAGGCTTCTGCACACTGCCTACGGTAGCGAGCTTCTTGCCGTCCCCGCCTGCGATCACGTTATCCTCGCTTGGGTCCTGGCAGAAGACGTAACCAGCTCCTACACCGATCACGACGAGATAGTGGCCGTAAGCGAACCGAGCCTCAGCTGGCACAGCGGGGCCGTAGTCCTGTACACAGCATACTACCGGTATACCAGCTTGCGTGTAGTCAGCGAGGTCGCTTACGCTAAGCCCATCCCTCGCTTCGACGTCCAGACCGAGCGAGGAGAAAACCTGCTCGATAGCTTGTGGGTGCGTGCTCTCGTGGACATTAGTACCGAGCAACCGCTTCCACCCCTCAAGCGTACCCGGACCTACGCCATAGTACTGCCCGACGCTCATGCTACAAGCTGCACCGCACGAGTAATGATCCTCCTGACGGATGTCCGGAACTTCAACGAGGCGGAGCTCTGAACACTGAGGCTGCACCTGGTTCGCTTTATACGCTACACCAGGAAATCGCTCCATTAAGCCTATAGCTTGTACAGCATCCACGCTCAGCCGTAGCACAGGCATTACTATGACGCCGCTCTGCTTAACCTTTATCCAGCGATGCAAGCCATCAAGTACGTAGCTATCGCGCGATACGAGTATAGGCTTTGCTTGTACATCCGCTAGAGCTAAAGCGTCGACACGCTCCTGACGAAACTCACTCTGTATCGGCTTGAGACTAGTTGTCTCAGCATTCTCGCGAGTAACGTTGACTCCGTTTTTTGCCATATACTCTAAGAATGCTTGAAACTGCGCTCCAGGTACTTGAGGCATGTTCTCGCGTTTAACGCCCAAGCTTCCAGCTAATCGAGCATTAGCCGTAAGCCCCAGCGCGTTGTCCTTGCTAACCTTCACTAGGATGCGAGCTTTCAGCTTCGCGAACTGACGCTGCAGCTTCGCTACGAACTTGCGACGCTCGAACGTCGTGCGAGTCGGATCGACGCGAAGGACATTACTCCGTCTGCGTGGCACTGCTGTCGTCATCACCATCCTCTTCGCTGCTCTGCTCCACCGCCATGCTCGTCATCTTGTCCACAAGCTCCGGCGACAAGTTCTGGTAATGCTCGAAGTAGAATTCCGCAGGTATCTGCTCCGAAAGCCCGCTCTGCACCCATTGAGCTGCAGCAGCCGTGAGCTGAGCACATACCGTCGCCTTGTCCTTCGCGCTCTGCGAATCGATGCTCGGCCACTCGAAGTAGTAACCCTCACCAGGCTCAGGAAGCACGCCGACCTGGATCAGCCGATCCGCGAGCGGAACGAGGATTCCGCATGTCGCAAAGTTGAGCTGCCTCCCGCGCGTGTTATCGTTCACCTTGCTATCGTCCTGCGTGGAAGCTTGTTCTCCTCGCTCTGCACCCATGAACACACGCTTCGGCATATCGATCTCGATGCATATAGCTTCTATCTGCTTATCGACGTGAGGCGTGAGGTCCACAACGTTCGGAGCGAGCGTCTTCGCGGACAGACCTGCTAGCGCCAGCCATCCGCGCTGCTCACCCTCGAATTCGTCCATCATCTCCTCAAGGGAGGCAGTGTCAATGTCGATGTCGCCTCCGAGCGTCGGGTTGCTCTCCAGCGACAAACGAGCGAAGCACGACTTGAAGTACCCTTCAGCTGAGGAACCGTAAAGCTTCTGCAAAGCGAGGATGTTATCTAACACAGCCTGCAAACGAGGAGCTCCAAACAGCTCGCTGTTGACGAGGTTATCAGCGATGTGGATGACACGTGACCAGTGAACGTAGACAGTCGCGAGAGGCAGCCCGATGCCGCTGCTCTGATACCGAGGATCGTTGAGCGTGATGCGATACATCACGGGCAAACCGAATCGAGGGTTGAGAATGTTCCACTCGTACCGCACGATCTGCACCAACGTCTCGTCGTATACCCGCATAAACAGGAGCCGATGCTTCTTCTTGCTCGGCTTACCCATCTGCTCACTCGGCCCGAACGAAACACCGAAGTACTGCCTCTCTGCGCCTAGCGCACCGTACTGAGTAGCATACTGCGCTTCACGAGTAGTAAGTTCCGCTGTACTTCCTAGCATGCTCTCATCGGTGTAGTTCATGACGGGCGGCACGAAACTCTTGCCATTCACTTTGAGCCCGCCGTCGCGCACTGCTAGCTCGTAGCGGCTAGGACGGTACGGCTTGGCGTTCACTTTGAGCAGCTGTTCGTTCAAGTAACGATGATCGTCAGGCAGCAGAGGAGCGTCAGCGAACATGCTGTTCATCACTACAGTACCATCGACAGGTTCCTGCAAATTCAACCCATCGTCAATGCCGAGCAGGGTCACGCCGAGCCGCCCAATGCCTGCACACATGTCTGCTCGGAAGCAGTGCTGGTACAGAGGCCGCACCTTCTCGCTCTTATGCCAGCTCTGCCCACCGTTGCTGAACGCAGAGTCCAGCCCGTTCCACGCGTCCACGAAATCGCTCTTCTGCCCGTCCTTCTTGCCGACCTCGCACATCCTAGGCTGCACCTGCCACGTCTCAAGCGGCCATGCCCGCACCACTCGTCTCGCGATCG